AAGACTATATTTGATGGTATGCCTGACTCAATGAAACAAGCGATCATGCAATATCGTGCAAACGGTTTAACGAATACAAATTACTCATGGAGTTCATATACAGATTGTCCGTTTGTAAGTCGTAGAATGATTGCAGAATACAATGCAATATCACAGACTGGTTGGTATGCTAAGATGTATGCCTTTATGGTTTCAGTTGCAGGTAATGCAGTAAGTAAAAAATATCCCATCACGTCACAAGAATTAGTGATGATGTGCCAAGAACTCGATAGAGATACTGGTGGATGGTACGAAAACAGAGCGTTTGACACTGAGGCTGAGCGTGCAATATCATATATTATGGAGAATCAACTATGATGAAAAACTTTGAATATGTAATAGATCAAGAATGGATTGATCGAAGGGAAATGCGTGCAAAGCTGTTTAATGCTAATGGCAGAACTTGGCAAGAGCAGTTAGTTGATGCTGATTGCGAATTATTAGAATATGTTTTATGCAAATTAGGTTTACATACCGATGCTAAAAGACCACAGTTTGATACATTTGATGAGACATTTATGAAATTCAGAACTGAGGTGAAATCTATATCAAAAGGAGGAAGCGTTACTTTAAAACAATATACTCTAGATCAAGACTTTGATATGTATCTATTCTTTGAGTTTTTAACCGATCATTCTAGACCGTATGAAATCGGCACTAATGTTAAAATGAGAATTGTTGAACGCGGTCCTAAGAAAGATATAGAACGGAGATCTCAAAGATCTAAATACCCAAATGGAGGCAGATACGTTTGGCCAGATTATAATAAAAATAACTATGTACAAACACTTGAAAGTGTGGTATAATATGCTTATTAACAATGGAGATCACCTATGAAATTTGATAATGGTAAACCGCCTTTAGCCTTAATTCCTTCTGAAGCTTTAATTGAAATTGCTGAAGTGTTAGGTTTCGGTGCTGAAAAGTATGGCCCTAACAATTGGCGTGAAGATGCAGACAAGACTAAATGGTCTCGTTCTTATTCATCTTTACAACGTCATCTAAACGCGTTTTGGTCTGGTGAAGATATTGATCCTGAATCTGGTCTAAGTCACTTAGCACATGCTGCTACACAAATCGTTATCTTAATGGTGCAAAAGTCTGATGGTCATGATCACATGGATGATCGCTTTAAAGTAGGTGATGAGTAATGTTTACTATAGAAAATATTAAAACTCAACAAATATACACTCATATAGAATCAGCTCAGAAAGTATCTTTTTATCCTGATTATACTAAAGGTACATATACTCCAAGGTTTCATGTTCATAATTACAAACCTTCAGCTAAACAGCATAAGCAGCGTAGTTTTAAGGCTTTTAAAAATTTTAATCAAGCAACTGAATGGGCAGATCGTGTGTGTAATATGTTGTCTAAAGAAGATGCTGGCGATGTGTATGCTATTACTAGAATTGTAAAGGAAATCAAACATGCTAATATATAATGTACAAGACATTCGTTCGTATTTTATTGGAGATAAGAAATGATGAATATAATGAAAAACTATGGCGTAGAACATATCCGTGAATTCTTTATCAGTGAACTTGCTGATGAAGCATTTACTATCGATAAGACTGGTCAAAAAACTATTGAATTGATTGGTGCAAGCTTCCTTGCAACTGAACCTGCTATCTTTGGTAAACCAGTGCAATCATATATTGATGCTGAATTATCATGGTATGAGTCAGGTTCAACAAATATCTATGATATTCATGGTAAAGGTCAAACCCCGCCTGCAGCATGGGAATATGCAGCAGATGCCCACGGCAATATCAATTCTAACTATGGTCATCTAGTATTCTCTGATAAGTATCATTCTCAATATGAGCGTGCACTAGAAGAACTATGGCAAAACCCTGATTCTCGTCGTGCTCAGATGGTATACAATCGTCCATCTATCTGGACTGAATTCGATGAGAATGGTAAGTCTGATTTCATTTGTACGAATGCTCAAACATTTTATATTCGTGATAATGTATTGATGATGGTATCACAGATGCGTTCTAATGATGTAGTGTTCGGTTATAAGAATGATTATGCTTGGGCTCAACATCTTATGGATAAACTCGTAGATGATTATAATTCATTGGCTTATGTTCATGATAAAGAACCTATTGAAAAAGGTATGCTAATGTGGCAGGTAATGAACTTACATGTTTATGAAAGGCACTTTGATCTTGTCAAGTAAATGGAACAATAGATACTTAGAACTTGCTAAACAAGTTGCTAGCTGGTCTAAGGATCCTTCAAGTCAAATCGGAGCCGTTGCAGTCGGAGATAAAGGTCAAATCTTATCTCAAGGATATAACGGTTTTCCTCGTGGAGTTAATGACTCCGAGGATCGGTATAATGACCGACCTACTAAATATAAACTAGTAGTACATGCTGAGATGAACGTCATCTACAATGCTACATATAACGGAGTATCTTTACATGGATCCACTTTATTTGTCTTTGGTCTTCCTGTCTGTTCTGATTGTGCTAAAGGCATCGTCCAAGTAGGAATCAAAAAAATCGTAATGCCTTCACAGAATATACCTGACAATTGGCAGGATTCATGGGCATTAAGTAAATCTATATTTGAAGAAGCTGGAGTTGATTATGAATTCTGTGATTACTAATCCAATATCTAATATACCTGTCAACGAGAAATCTCATGTACATGGTTGGACACAAATATGGCGAGATCAATTAGGATCTTCTATTGACCATAAGTGTACACCCAAGGTAAAATCATATGATAGAGTTTACATTGATCATGGTGCAAACTTTGGCGGAACATTAAATCTTTTTGGTGGAGCAACTAAGGAGGTTTTTGATCGTATTAACCTCGTTGCTTCATGCAATGATATTATCTCACTTGATCATGATATGCCGAATTATGGTGAGATGCTTAAAAAACGTATTGGTGCTAATACCACATACGAAGGCATAACTGAAGAATGGTGTGACCGACTAAGTTCAAGATTGTCCTCTGTTTCTTCAATGAAACAAGAAAATCTTAAAATGAAAGGCATGACAATTGGCGATAGTCATACAAGCTCTTTTAGCCACCGTAATGATATGGTGTTTCGTAACGATGGCAAAACTTTACACGGGGCACTTAAAACAGGCATTCGGTCTCTCCTCAGAGGAGTTACTCCGTTTGGCACAATCACTTTATGTTTGGGTTCTATTGATATTCGGCATCATATATTACGACACACTGATTTTGTTCTTAAAAACTTTATTCGGGAGTATGTAACTCAAGGTAAAGCTTTAGAGACTATGTATGATTGTAAAGTATCTTTTGCCGCTCCAGTTCCAGTTGAGTTCGAAGGAAGACGTATACCTAAATCTGGGTTCTATAAGAAAGAACCATTCTATGGGTCATGGCAAGAACGCCATGATTTAACAAATAGGTTTATTGATGAATTACATAAGCAGGCAGTATCTGTTGTTATGCCACCAGAAGAATGGTATACTATGAATCCTGAAACATATGCTAAAACCTATATGGAGCATGGATCTTCTTTCCATATAGCTCCACCATTTTATCGTAGAAACGATTGGGGAGTAACCGGACTTGGCGCATAATAAACATATAATTGATGGAGTGAATAAAGATGTTGGACCCTTATACACAGTTGACGATGCTAGAGATGAATATCTTTATCTTGCTTATGATTGGGAAGATCCTAATCCTCCACCTCGTATTACCGTTCATGATGGTATCCGTGTTGTCCGTGATGATGACTTGGTTGGTAGCAAGGTCCGCGGGGGTGATTGTCTTATCTCTTCGCTCCCTGATCATATTGATACCATTGTTTATGTTCAACCTCGTACTGGTCTTGCTGGTGTTTCTCTTCTGGATGTAGCAAAACGTCACGGCAAAAAGGTTAAACTCTTTATGCCATCATCTAAACGTATATCAATGCACCAAGCATGTTGTATAGAACGCGGATGCGAATATGAATTCCACCGTATTGCAGCAATGCCTAACTTAAACCTTATTGCAAAGAAATGGGCTGATGCTCATCCTAATGCATTCTTTGTTCCATTAGGATTAAAACATGAGATGGTCACAGCAGGTATTGTAAAGGTTGCATACGAAAGTATAAAAGAACCAGATGAAGTCTATACAGCCACGTCCACGGGCGTGCTCACACGGGCACTTCAGATAGCTTGGCCAAATGCTAAGTTTACTTCTGTTTGTGTATCACGTAATATGAAAGCCGGTGAACTTGGTGTAGCAGAACCTATATCAGAACCTCTTGCGTTTACTGCATCAGAGAAGAAAGAAAACCTTCCACCATTCCCTAATATCGATACATATGACGGTAAGGTGTGGAAGTATATACCTAAGAACAGTGATAAAGATATCTTGTTCTGGAACGTAGGTGCAGAACCTGTATTAGAAGATGAAACTATATACGATCGAATTGATTCATATAGAGATTGGGCGAAGAATGAAAAAACAGTGGCTGAATGAAGAAGCTTTAGATATATTCTCTGAGTATTATTATCCTCGTGCTAAATGGTTACAAGACAATGTAAACTGGGGGGATCTAGATTATAAATGTCCTGAAGCTGATAAAGCTGTTAACGATCCATTAATGCAGACTATTGATATATACGATTGCTATACACGTAACGCTGCAGGTTTCTCTAATGTACTTCAAGACTTATGGTTTGGATCTAAGACTCCAAAGTGGAGATGGCAGAATGAAGAACGCCGTGCACTTAACAAATCAAATGATTCTATCCAATGGGATCTAAAAACCTGGTTGTATGTTTTCCTATGTCATAGGATTATGGGATCAGGTGCATCATTTGAGAACGACCATGGGTATCGTAATAATGTAATCCAATTTTGGGGTAAGTTTGAGACCATTGATGAGATGGCAAACGACCTAGTATTTACTAAAAAACAAGGTAAGTCAATGTTCACATCCATTGGCAATCAACCACCTGCGCCTAAAAAAGGTACATCTAATGTAGATTTTATGACGCGTGAATTACCAACTTTGATAAATAATTTTACAGAATGGTTACAAAAGGAAAACCGCGGTCATAAAGATATCGTTGATTATCTTAATGGCTATAACAAAGAAGTAGGCCACCGAAAATTTAATTTCGTGTATGCTGCCTTTTCTATGGATTGCTCTGATTACTTCCCTCAACATGTTGACGTAGACAGCCACACCTATTTAGGGAACAACGCTGTCCGCTGTATGAAAAGACTCTCAACCGGGTGGAAACCAGATGACTTTATGAACCTGCTGGTAGAACGTACCGGAGGAAAAGCAAAAGACCTTGAAGATGTGATGTGTGACTTTGTTCGATTTGGTCAAAACTATGTACCACGTGGTAATGGTACATTTGACCACGTACCTGCAGACCTGATGAATAATTCAGGTTGGGAATCAGGATGGGAACAAAGACAAGGTACACCGCCAGAAAAGGGTGTACAACTCGATGAATTTATGGTATAATATACCTAATGAAACTTATAGGAGAAATATATGTCTGTAATGGATAGACTAAAGAAGAATTCAAAAATCAAGGGTACAGACATCCTTGCTAACTCGAAGATCTTCTCACAACAGGACTTTGCAAGTACGCCAGTCCCAATGATTAATGTGGCTCTATCAGGCGATCCTGATGGTGGTCTAGGCTCTGGCCTAACGGTCCTTGCTGGTCCATCAAAGCACTTTAAGACTTCATTTGCTCTACTTATGGCAGCAGCATATATGAAGAAACATCCAGATGCAATTATGTTATTCTATGACTCAGAGTTTGGTTCACCTCAGACATATTTTGAATCATTTGATATTGATACCATGCGTATCTTGCATACACCTATTACTGATGTTGAAAAGCTTAAGTTCGATTTAGTATCACAACTTGAAGCTATTGAGAAAGATGATCGTGTTATTATCGTAATCGATTCTATTGGTAACCTTGCTTCTAAGAAAGAATTAGAAGATGCTATCAATGAGAAATCAGTTGCTGATATGTCTCGTGCAAAAGCACTCAAAGGTTTATTCCGTATGGTTACGCCATATCTCACAATGAAGAATATCCCTTTACTTGCTATCAATCACACTTACAAAGAGATTGGTTTGTTTCCAAAGGATATCGTTGGTGGTGGTACAGGTATTTACTATTCAGCTGATAACATCTGGATCCTTGGCCGTCAACAACAAAAGACTGGTACAGAGATTAAAGGTTATAACTTTATTATCAACGTTGAGAAATCAAGGTTTGTTAAAGAGAAATCTAAGATTCCGGTATCTGTGACATGGGACGGTGGCATTGAACGTTATAGTGGTTTACTTGATATTGCTATGCATGGTAACTTTGTTGCTAAACCTTCTAATGGATGGTATTGTAGAGTTAATCAAGAGACTGGGGTTCTTGAAGATCCTAAGTGCCGTGAAAAGGAAACACTGACTAAAGAGTTCTGGGAACCTATCTTCGCAGAAACTAATCTTAAAGAATACATTAAGTCTCATTATACTATTGGATTAAAATCTATGCTTGGCGAAGATATTGATGTATTTAGTGGTGTACAATCGGAGACGACCAGTGTATAATGTAACCACAAATGATTACAAATTCGTTGAACGTGCCGAAGATGACTTCTATACTGTTGAGCTTACTACCGGCGAATGGGCTGGTACTAAGTATCAATATGGGAAGGTAAGCGCTAAGATCGAAGAAATCAACGATGATGAAGATGGTATTGCAAGACTAAGCTTTATGTGGACACTAATTGAAGGCGATGATTCTGTATTAGAGAATCCTAGCTTTCAGGACTATATAGGTGAAGTATTGCAAAACATTTTAGAAGATGCTTTTGACAGTGGTAACTATAAGATAGGAAATGATGATGATAGCAAACGTACCGACAACAATTCTGCGGAACCTATTAACCAATGATGAGTTTACCCGTAAAACTATTCCTTTCTTAAAGAAAGAATACTTTGATGGTGCACAGCGGTTCGTATTTGATGAAATATTAAAGTTTGTTAGTAAGTACAACAAGCTACCAACCCCTGAAGCGTTGTCTATTGAATTAGATAACGCTAACCTTCCTGAGCAAACACATATTCAAGCTCATGAAGTTGTAGACAGTATCAAGGAACCAGTTCAAGACGATCAGTCTTGGCTCCTTGAATCATGTGAAAAGTGGTGTCAGGATAGAGCAATCTATCTTGCTATCATGAAATCGATTGAGATTATTGATGGTCGTGATGAGAAACAGACAAAGAATGCTTTGCCTGAGATCTTGTCTGATGCTCTTGCTGTCTCATTTGATACTAACATCGGCCACGACTATGTCGGTAATGCTGATGATCGGTATGACTTTTATCATACTGCAGAAGAAAAGCTACCTTTTGATCTTGATAAGTTCAATAGTATTACAAAAGGTGGTCTACCAAAGAAAAGCCTTAACATTGCCCTTGCTGGCACTGGTGTAGGTAAGTCACTATTTATGTGTCATTGTGCTGCTGGTGCATTGACAGATGGTAAAAATGTTTTATATCTGACTATGGAAATGTCAGAAGAGAGAATAGCCGAACGAATCGATGCTAACCTCTTTAATGTTCCAATTGATCAACTTGAAAACTTGTCAAAGAAAATGTTCGATGACAAAGTGAATAAGATCTCGTCTAAGACGACTGGTCAATTAATCATTAAAGAATACCCAACCGGTTCAGCGCATGTAGGACATTTCCGTGCATTGCTTAATGAACTTAAACTCAAAAAAGACTTTGTACCTGATATTATATTTATTGATTACTTGAACATTTGTGCATCGTCCCGCATAAAAGGATTAAGTGGTGGCATCAATACGTATTCCCTCATCAAATCTATTGCAGAAGAGATTCGAGGCCTTGCAGTCGAATTCAACGTGCCCGTTGTATCAGCGACTCAGACAACTAGAAGTGGATATGGATCGAGTGATGTCGGTCTCGAGGACACGTCTGAATCATTTGGATTACCTGCTACAGCTGATCTTATGTTCGCCCTCATCTCGAACGAAGAACTCGAAGGTCTCAACCAGATCCTTGTCAAACAACTTAAAAACCGGTACAACGACCCAGGAATCAACAAACGGTTTATCGTGGGAGTGGACAGAGCACGAATGAGATTGTATGATGTAGAAGATTCTGCACAAAACATTTCTGACTCAGGTCAAGATTCTGCACCAATAAATACATTTGGAACACGCGAAAAGAAAGATTATGGAGATTTTAAAGTATGAATGACGAAGGACCTTTTACGGCAGAAGCAAATCGCAAACCTGCAAAGGCTATAAAGCGTAAAATTATAACATATGAAGAAGTAGATGCCGGTGTAAAGATTACTACAGTAAGTCGCCGGTATTATAATAGTGGAGATTATCATGATGATATGTCTACTGAAATCCTACCTTTGAATAAATAGGAATAGATAATGAAAGCTAAATTAATTGGTCACACTCAACCATCATTTAGGATACACGCCGGCGAGCTCGCGCCGACTGGACTTGACAACATCCAGGATCTCATCGCGTATTGCGCCCGTGTATCAAACCCCCAAAACCAAGCTAACACCAAAACAACGCCAAAGTTACTTGCATACCTCATCAAGCACAAACATTGGTCACCGTTCGAAATGTGTTCAGCACTCATCGAAGTCACAACAACGCGAGATATCGCAAGGCAACTACTCCGTCACAGATCGTTTTCATTTCAAGAGTTTTCTCAGCGGTATGCTGATATCCGTGATCTTGATGATAATTTTGTAGTCAGAGAAGCTCGTTTACAAGATCTTAAAAATCGACAAAATAGTGTCGATAATGAAGATGCAGCCCTTGAAGATGAATGGGCAAACAAACAAATGGCAGTTATTGAAACATCTAAGATGGCATATAACTGGGCAATTGAAAATGGCATTGCAAAGGAGCAAGCTAGAGCAGTACTTCCGGAAGGCAATACAGTAAGTAAATTGTATGTCAATGGTACAATCAGGAGCTGGATTCATTATATCGAATTGCGCAGTTCTAATGGAACACAAAAGGAGCATATGGAATTAGCGAGAGCTATTGGAGAAGCTATTAGTGCAATATACCCCATGACAAAGGAGTTTATCAACGATGGGAAAGAGACTTAGTACACACGAATCAGAACTTGGTAAAGGATATGCAGAGGTGCATTTTGATTTTAAAGAAGAGTTAGCGTATATTAAATACTATGATAATCATTCTAAACAATTCTTTCTAGAGGAGTTTCCTGGAAAAACCATTAGATACGCAGAAGATGCTGCCGAGAATTGGGCAGTAGGGATTAAAAAACTTCATAATATCTAGTGTAACATAAATGTCACAAATTTAGCCTATTTGTAAAAAAAATGCAAATAGGCTAAATTAACTGTGTACATATGCATTCGAATGTGGTATATTGGTATCAAGAAAACAATGAGGAAACTATATTATGATTACTGTACACCAAATTCAACTTACTTCAGAACAAATCGATGCTGTAAATGCTGGCGAAACTGTACCAGCTTTTGAAGCAAAAAACAAATTGTCTATCTTCGGTGCTGACAAATTTGATTCAAAAATGTTCTCAATGTTTACTGAAGCTTATACTGTAGCAACTACACGTTTAGAACAAGCTTTTGAATGGACTAACCTTTGGAATAGACAAGATATGGTTGACGTGATTGGCGATCGTAGCCATAGTTCTTCTGTAGGCGATATCTTTGAATTGAATGGAGAATTCTTTCTTTGTTCTAATTTTGGTTTTAAACAAATTAAAGTGGAGGCAGTATAATGTACGTTATATCAACACAAACTCTTGAAAACTATGGTGCTCACAGTGAAGACGGTAAGCACTCAAGCGGTAACGCTTATTGGAAATTCAAAGGTGGGAACGATTACATTGTTTCTACTTTAGACCGTATTCAAGATGCTACAGCATTTGTTGCAGCCTTGTGTATGGAAAATGATATCTCTTATAAGGAGTTTCCTGTTACTTTCAGATCATATGATGAATGGAAGGATGAGCTAGGCAAACTATCGCCTGAGTATGCTGAATTTTTAGAGAATAACGCTATACGCGTATCTCCTGGAAAGGAAGCTGCATGATCCTGCAGGATTACTGGCAAGAAATATTTTTATTGGTATTTTTTGTCATTGCATTACGCCAGCATGGAAGAATGGCGTTTAAAGACGGCCTCAAAGATGGGGCCGATATAACTTTAGATATGCTAGAAAAGGAGCGTATTATATCAATCAATGACGAAGGTGAAATTACTGGAGTCTGTGAAAGGGAATAATGAAAAAATTTATTATAAATAACTGGGAAGTTGTAATGGATCATAGTAAAAATCCATTAAGCAACATTCAGGACTTACGTGTACGCCATATGGTTATGCAAATATTAGCATGGATGTGGTGTTTAATTTTTACAATGATGACAGGTACATGGATGTATCTTGGTATCAATGTGTTATTTCACGCCTTACTATTAGGCGGAGTGTGTATTACTGTTGGTATGTTTGAAACTGCCAAAAGACGCCCTGATATGTTTAGGGCAAATGGACGTGGTCCAGGTGGTGAACATGAGTGAAGATCCGTATCATAATAAGGGTGTTGGACTAGCATTTCTTATTATAGCATTTACTATGATAGGTATTCCTATTATTATAGGTGTTAGTATGGGTTGGTTCAACTTGTTTGGCATTTTAGGACTATAAATCAAAAGGATAAAAAAATGAAAGAACAACTAGTTAAAGCAGCTCAAATGCATGCAGCAGGTGAGCTAGAACGTGCCAAAACTAACATTATGGTTTATATGCATCAATCAGTTGGTATTGGCGAGCATAGCGATATTGTAGAAGCTATTCAAGAAGAACTTGATAAGATGGCTGCTGCAGAAGATCGAATGGATATGCTACACAAATATTTTACATAAAAGCTAAATTAACTGTGTACATTCTCTTTTTTATGTGGTATAATGTTTACATAATATCATAAGGAGAGAGAAAATGGGTATTAAAATAAATAAAAATCGTGTATCAGATTCTTACATCGGAACATTTGACTATAAAAATAGTGATGATATGTTTCAACTTGATGATCTGCGTACAATGGTTAAACACATGAACCGCGACCTACGTGAGGCTAACATGGATTATCAATTCTATGTTAAGTGTCAGGGTCGCGGACATCGTCAAGGCGTTCGCCGCTATAATCAGTCACTGCCTCTTCCCCTGGCAGAAAAAGTAGATGCATACATTTACCGTCGGTGATTAGTATGAACTATATCGAAATTACTGGTGGCACAAAGTCCCAACGAGCGATCGCTGATAAAGTAGTCTCGTGGTATCTCAAAAGAGTATTACCACGAGTACGTACACTTGACATTACAGTCCGTCTTACAAGTTGTTTAAAGAATGAGGGTGCTTATGGCTATTGTCTTGAGCTCGATTCTCATAAAGAGTTTGATATTGAAATCGATAAAACATTGCGTTTATTTGATTTTGTATCAACTCTTTGTCATGAGATGACTCATCTTAAACAGTACTATCGTAAAGAAATGATAGCATTAGATGGTGGACGTATTCGTTGGAAGAAAAAGGTTTACAACTCAAACTTTAAATATGAGAACAAACCTTGGGAAAAAGAAGCCTTTAAAGTAGAAGCACAATTAGCTCGCGATTGTTTTACAGATATCTTATAAAGCCTTTTAGTAGGCTTTTGTTTTTGTATAAATAGTATAAACACAACACGGGAATAATATGGCATGCTCACTTTTAAAGGGTTTATTTCAGAAATGTATGTAAAACTATCTGGAGAACAGTTACTCAAACCTGGAAGAGAAGGCCGGGCAGAAACTATTGTTCGTAAGATTGTTGATGGTGATCCCTTTCTTACAATGAAAGGTGACACTGTAATTCTTAAAAAAGATAAAGCCTTTGGAGAATATAGAGCAGCATTACGTGATGCTAATAAAAAGGCAATGAATGCAGTCATATTTACTGGTGTTAACGGTAAAGAATATCAGCTGGCTGACCTAGCAAAATCACCAGAATTTGGTGGTAAGGGAAAAGGTTCAGGAACTCGTGCAGAAGATGAAGCACTAGCAGATCTAAAGAAAAAACTTCAAGCAGTATTTGATAAAGAAACCGTACCATTTATTCTGGTTAAGATCGGAAAGAGAACCGAGCGTGTTGTTGCTATTGAATCTACTCCAGGTGTACCTAAATCTGATTTCCATATGCTTGATCCAGAAGGTAAAGAAGTATTCTGGATATCCCATAAAAAAGGTAATAAGGCAAATGACTTCCAACAATATGGTGGCATGCCTGAACTAAAGAATACTAAATCACGTGATATGTTTAAGTTCGTTGATGATGTAGTAAAAGAACTTAATGGCGCTAAACGCTTTCCTATGAAGACTGCATATGCACGTAAAGTTACAGATCCTAAAATCATACGTATGACAATGTATGGTAAAGGATTTAAAGGAAAGCCTGATGGCCGACAAAACATTGATGTTCTATATCAAGGACCAATGAATCTACAACGAAAAGGAATAAAAGACGGTATTCCTGTATACACAATTACTTCAAACCATACACAATATCACAATGAATTACCAACAGGTGATTATGAGTGCTACTATTATGTGCGGCCTGAACAAGCTAAAAACCAGTTTGGAATTCCAGGAGCTCGTTTCTTTATAGTCGCAAAAGGTACCGCAATCAAGAATAGAAATACTAAGGTAATATAATGCTTAATTTTAAGTCACATGCTCTAACAGAAGCAACGTCTTCTAAAAATACACACATGACGCATATCGAAGATCGAGTAATCTACGGTGGTGTTAGTGGTGCACGCGACGCCATACTTGCATTAAGAGCTATGCGTGATATGTTAGCAGGTAATTCAAAGAAAACTACAGATGTAACAGTTAAATGGGATGGTGCACCAGCGGTTTTTGCCGGCATTGATCCTACGGATAAAAAATTCTTTGTTGCTAAAAAAGGTATCTTTAATAAAAACCCTAAAGTATATAAATCACATACTGAAATCGATGCCGATACATCTGGAGACTTAGCAACTAAGCTCAAGGTCGCTTTTGACGAATTAAGTAAGATAGGAATTACAGGAGTAGTTCAAGGGGATCTTATGTTCACAAAGGACGATCTCAAGACGGAGACAATTGACGGTGTTAAATATATTACTTTTCATCCCAATACTATTGTATACGCTGTGCGTGCTGATTCTATGGAAGCCAAATTCATACGTAAAGCTAAAGTTGGAATTGCTGTACATACTTCTTACAGCGGCGATACATTTGAAAATATGCGAGCCTCTTATAATGTTAAAGCTTCTTCATTTAAAAAGACGCCATCTGTGTGGCTTCAGGATGCTAACCTCAGAGATCTATCTGGAACAGCAACTCTTACACAAAAAGATACTGATGAGGTCACAAAAGCGCTCAGCGATGCTGGTAAAATCTTTAACAAGATTAAAGGAAGTGCACTCAACGACCTTTCAAAGAACTCTGAGCTTGCTGGACTTATCGAAACGTATAACAATACATTCGTTAGAGCAGGAAAGAAAATTACAAATACATCTAAACATGTGGATGGACTCATTAAATGGATCGAAGCAAGATTTCAAAAAGAAGCAGATAAAGTAAAGACACAAGTATCTAAAGATCGTAAATTCGCAAAGCGTGATGATCTACTAAAGTTCTTTTCACCTGCAAACAAAACAAATTTAAAAGCAATATTTGATTTACAAAATGCTATTGTAGTGGCGAAACTTATTATTATAAATAAACTAAACAAAGTAAATAATATTGACACATTTATTAAAACACAAGCTGGATTCCAAGTAACGGGCGTTGAAGGTTTTGTGGCGATTGATAAATTAAAAGGCGGAGCAGTTAAATTAGTTGATCGTATGACGTTCAGCTATAACAACTTCTCTAAAGACGTTATTAAAGGCTGGGACACACCGTCTCGATCCTAATGGGAAGAAACATGGAACAAACCAACGAAGCGTTGAATACACAACAACGCATGAAACTAAAGCAAGCTATGCGCCGCAATAAGGCGAAAATCCAAATGGGTCGTAAAAGATCCATGCGTAAACTAGCATCTAAAGAAGTACTTGTCAAACGTGCAGAGCGCCAAGCTCGTAATGTAATGGTCAAAAAGATGCTACGGGATAAAGATAAGTCTGACTTGTCTTATGCAGCACGCAAGGGAATAGAAGATAGAGTTGCTAAGAAGAAGCAAGCTATTAAAACTATGGCTAAAAAGCTTTTAAAAACTGTCAGACAAAAAGATAGGGCTAAGCTCCAGAAAAAGAAACCTGGGGATAAGTAATGTCATTTAAGTCATTTAGTGAGTATGTCACTGAAGCCACAAAAGAAATCACGTTTACCTTTGGAAGGTTTAATCCTCCGACTGTAGGCCACGAGAAGTTGTTAGACGCTGTAGCTAAGGTTGCACGCGGATCTAAATATATGGTATTCGCTTCTCAATCAAAAGATAATAAAAAGAATCCATTAGATTATAATACTAAAGTTAAATATATGCGCAAGATGTTCCCACGTCATGCCCGTTCAATTCAATTAGACAAATCAGTTAAGAATGTATTTGATATTCTAGTCAAGATATACGATCAAGGTTATAACCGAGTTAATATGGTTGTTGGATCAGATCGTGTAACTGAGTTTGAAGCATTGATCGGTAGGTATAATGCTGTCAAAGGTCGTCATGGTTTCTATAATTTTGAAGGTGGAGTTAATGTAATCTCTGCTGGAGAACGTGATCCTGATGCAGAAGGCGTGTCTGGTATGTCAGCTTCTAAGATGAGAGCTGCAGCCCAAGCCAATGATTTTAGTTTATTTACTAAAGGACTACCAAAGAGTTTTAAAGATGGTAAGCAATTATTTAATGATTTGCGTACCGCTATGGGACTTAAAGAATCCCATGATTACCGTCAGCACATACAATTGCAAACAGTATCTGAAGAACGAGAAGCATATGTTCAAGGAGATTTATTTGAACTAGGCGATCTTGTTGCAATTAAAGAATCAGATGAAGTCGGAACGGTTTCTATGCTGGGATCTAACTATGTGCTGATCGAGATGGCTGACGGTAAGAAAATGCGTAAGTGGCTCACTGACATCGAAGTATTATCGTTTAACTACAATAACTACAAGCTCGATGAAGCATGTTGGGACACTCACAAACAAGTTGGAATGAAAACCAAGAATGGTAAACAAGTACCAAACTGTGTACCAAAAGAAGGTTCAGAAGATCCGGATATTGGAGATCGCAAAGGTTCTCAGCCAGCAGCATATCATAAAGGACTTGCTAAGTCTACAAAATCAAAGCGTGATGCTCAATTTAAGAAGCAAGCTAAAATGGATGATGATGATCCAAATGCATATAAGCCAGCACCTGGTGATAAAGATGCAAAGACTAAGCCATCCAAACATACTAAAAAATATAAACAAATGTATGGTGAAGACATGAAATCATTTAGCGAATACAATGAAACTTTAGATGAAGATGCAACTACTGGGTTAAAGAAGAAAGCCGAGAAATCAGGTATGCCTCTTGGAATCCTTAGGCAAGTTTATAATCGTGGTGTGGCTGCATGGAAAACCGGTCATCGTCCTGGTACAACTCCACAACAATGGGGATTTGCACGGGTTAATTCATTTGTTACAAAATCATCTGGAACATGGGGCAAAGCAGATAAAGATCTTGCTGATAAGGTGCGATCATGAAGATGACAGAATTACAAAAGATGTATCATCGTGCACGTGGTAGATGGTCTAAAAACGCTGGTAAAGAAGAACAGCGTAAAGCTGACTTTCATGCAATGCGTGAGAAGAAAGCATTTACTCCACATATGATGTATGATCCTAAAACTGGCAAAGGCTATAAGGCTGAAAAAGAAGAAGATCATCTTCGTATGAAAAAGATGGGATACGGCCATGAAAAACCAAACATGTCTGAAGGCACTGGATCTTCTGAGACATGGGAAGCTGGTTATAAGCGTCGCGTAGTAAAAACAACAAGTCCTGATCACAAAGAAAAGGGATATAATTGGAGAATTAAAGGTAAAGACCGTTCAGAGATATCTATTAAATTGTATAAATCTAAGCCAGACCAGGCTGAATTTAATAGGCAAATGAAACGTGTTGCCGGACATGAGTTTGGAGGATAAAAATGAAAACTTTTAAATTATTTTTAGAACATCCAAGCTGTGGAACTGATGAATGCTGCCAGCAATGTGAGGGCAGTATTGATGAGCGAGGTAGTGATTCAAAAGGTCATTATCGTTCTACCGAAAAGGGAGCTGGTATGACTGCAAAAGGCGTAGCCGCAGTCAATCGTAAAACCGGCGGTAACCTTAAAACAGCAGTAACAGGTAAAGCTAAACCTGGTAGTAAAGATGCAGCAAGGCGAAAGTCATTCTGTGCACGAATGAGTGGAATGAAAGGGCCTATGAAAGATGAAAAAGGTCGGCCTACTCGTAAAGCTATGTCATTAAAAAGGTGGAAATGNTAATGCCAAGTAATCCTACAAATAATCGCTTAGATCGTATTGAAGAAAAACTGGATCAAATGAGTGAAGTACTAATATCACTTGCTCGNTTTGAAGAAAAGATGGATGCTTATAACGAGTACCGTGAGAGATCATGGGATCGTATGAATAAGTTTTCAGAAAAGCTCGATATAATTGAAAAGAAGTGCGATGATAACGCTCGTACTGTGCATACTATAAATAAATTATTCTGGGTAGCACTCGTTGCTTTCGGGAGTGCAATCGCAGCTCAACTTTGGATGTAAACAAAAAAACAGTAGCAGCAGTTGCTTCTGCTCTAATTGAAAAACAAATAGGAGAATAGGATGGATAATCCAATCGCAGAAGCATATATCAAGATGCTTCAAGAACGAAATAAAAAAGAAGATAAGCTGGATCCAGTAGGTCAAGGCGATGCTGATATTGATAACGATGGTGATGTAGATTCATCTGATGAGTATCTGCATAAACGTCGTAAGGCTATTAAAAAGTCTATGAAAAAAGAAGAGTTTACTGAAGAAGAGCAAGCGATGATTGATGAGGCCAAAAAGCGTGGTCTTACACCTGATCAAGTACGTAAAGCTCTTGCATCAGACAAAGCTAAATCAAAAGGTAAGTCTACAGTATCTCTACGTAAAACACCTTGGGATAAATTTAAAGAAGCTGTTGAAATCGAAACTGATGACGACAAAACTGATGTAGATGATCCAAAGGCAGCTAAAGATA